GAAGTATGAAGAAGTTTATGCCGCAACTAAGAGTTCAATGCCTACCACTAGCTCTATGAACCAAATGATGAGTAATCAGATGGGAGGTTTTAAAACTCCATCAATTCCTTCCCCGTCATTACCAAACAATTTTAATTTTTAAAAATTAAATTAATAAAATAATTTGTATATACAAAATGGCAGAAGATTTAAAAAAGAATGAAATGGAAGAGGTTCAAAAAACAGAGGCTGTTGATATGCCAGAACCCCAGGTTACTAACAGTGAAGAGGCTCCTGATACTATGCCAGAACCTCAGACAAAGGAATATGTTAAATATATTCGCGTAAAACCAAAGTTTAAGGAGATGCTAGAGAATACTATCGGTACTCTCGGCTATAATCAGAATATCGGCACTCCAGATACCCAGATTCAAGTTAATAAGCTATTCAAGATTATCGAAGATTTTGGTGATAAAATGCCTATCAATGATATGAATCAGTTTATTGTTCTTATGAGTCTCGCTCCATGGAAGATTATCCATGAGTTTATGGCAATGATTGAGAAGCCAGAGCTTCAAGCAGAACTTTGGGAGATTTATGAAGCGTAATTAAATATGCTAACAATCAGAAAGACATTTAGTTAAATTAAATTAAATGTCTTTCTTTTTTATAAACTTTCATATATAATATTAATTTAATAATTAATGGAAGAAGAAAATAAGGAAATAATGACAACAGAAGATAAGTTGAAAAATATTCAGGATAAATGGGTTAACATTATTTCTGAATTAAATGTTAAAATGAAAGATCTTCCAGGGATAGATTCATTATTAAATGAAATATATTCTAAACGTCAGGATTTATGTGATTATATGTTTTCTGTTTTAAATATATTAAGTAAATTAACAAGACAATATAAAACAAAATATGCTGAGAGATATAATTATTATAAATTAGGAAAGAATGGATTAAGGTATAATAATGACAGTGCTATATCTACACAGATAGAAGCTGATTTAGAGGCGGAAAAAACAACAATAATGCTTATATCAAATAATGTTGATTTCTGTAAAGAGACATTAAAGACAATCGATAATATGATATATGGCATTAACCAGAAAATAAAAGTGTATGAATTAATTAACGGAATAAAATAATATGGCAAGACCAAAGAAAAATACGGAAAATATAGAAAGCGGATCAATTTTTGATCTGGTTAAATCAATAGATAATGAGGCGGAGATTATAGCTGATAGTGCATATAGTAATATTAAGGATTATATAAGTACGGGAAATTATATTCTGAACGCTGCAATAACAGGGGATATGTTTAAAGGCCTGCCTACTGGAAGAATCTGTTCATTTTTTGGGCCTAATCAGACAGGCAAGAGTTTCCTTCAATGTTCAGTATGCCGTGAAGCTCAGAAGAAAGGTTATACTCCTATTATATTAGACAGTGAGGGATCATTAGATGCCACATTTGTTTCAAGAATCGGTGTGGATCCGAAAAAGTGTATTATTAAGCAAGTTAATACAATTTCAGAGACTTCTAAGTTTATTGCCAATTTATGCAAGGCTTTAGAGGAACAGGAAAAGAAAACAGGAACACATGATAAGGTTATAATTGTTTTAGATTCTCTGGGAAATCTTACATCCGATAAAGAGAAAGAGGATATTATCGCTGGAAATCAAAAGAGAGATTTAACAAAAGCCCAGGAAGTCAAGGCAATGTTCAGGGTAAATGCCACTCCATTAGCAAGACTTGGTATTCTTTGGATTGTTATTAATCATTCTTATGCGTCAATCGGAAGTTATGTCCCCACTCAAGTTCAGGCATCAGGTTCTGGTATTCAGTATAATTCATCTGTGACATTAGAATTATCTACAAAGAAACTTGAGGATAAGGAGAATGATATTCTCGGATCTAAAAAGCAAGGTAATGAGACGGCCATTAAAAATGGTGTACTGATTACAGCAAAACCTGTAAAATCAAGGTTTACAATTCCAAGGAAAGTTTCGTTCCAGATACCATTCCATAAAAAGATGAATCCTTATGTGGGATTAGAAGAGTATTTAAATTGGGATAATGCAGGAATAATGTTTGGTAAATTATATACAGAAGCTGAATATTTGAAATTAAAACCAGCTGAACAGAATCAATGTAAAGAATTCGAATATGAAGGAGAAAAGCTTTACGCGATGGAAAAGAAAACGGCTATGGGTAAAGTCGGCATGATTGTAAGACATTTAGGGCAGCAACTTTCCCTGCAGGACTTCTATTCAGAGAAAGTGTTTACTCCTGAATTTATGGAACAGATAAATGAGACTATTATAAAACCGATGTTCCAGCTACCTGATCATGATTCATTCGATGATATTAAAGAGTTGGAAGAAATTATGCAGATTGAGAATTAAAAAAATTAAAACCTGAATTTTAATAATTCAGGTTTTAATTTTTTTAATCTCCTGTATAATTTGAGTTTCTCATGCTTATATTAGATTCAAATCGGGAATCTCCATATGAACGTAGCCAGTCTTTTTCGGCATAATATCTTCCAGGGCCAGATTCTCCTCCATGTTTTCTGATATATTCTTCTTTTCTTCTTTGATAATCTTTTTCTTCTTGCTCAAGTTTATTTTTTCTGTCTATATATTCTTGTTCTGCTTCAATTCTATGATGCCTTCTTTGATTTCTGTTATTAATGATTTCGTCTCCATTATCTTTAAACTCAAAAGTTAATACAAATCGATATTTAATTTTTTGAGGATTTGGATTATCTAAATAACTGCTTTTAAATACATAGAATAAAAGATTCTGTATTTTTTCTTTACCGAAAATATTAATATTTTTTACTATAGCTTGGGCAATATCATTATTTCTTTTTAATGCTCCCACTTTTGATACAATAGTTTTTATTCTTGAATAATATCTGGTTTGAGATTCACATACAGGTCTACCCGGAATAAGAATCCAGTAATTTTCAGAAAATTGTGGACGGTTTTCATTTCCCATCATCATAGGGCTTAAGACTTTTAAATTTACACGATATTGTCCATATATATCCTGTAGGCTTTGTACATCAATTTCCTCTAATTCCTTTGGATTATCTATATGTTTAATTCCTCCTGTATTTTTTCTTACGCTTAATGATAATTTCCTTAAATCTTCTGTAAGTTCATTTATTAAATCTTGATCATTATTAAACTTCTCTAATGAAAATTCAAAACAGTATTCAGCATCTGAAAAATCATATCTATCTATAATAGAAGAGTAATCGTTTATTTTTTTATTAACTAATGCTTCTGAAAGATATATCATAATTAAAAGAGTATTATAAAAATTACTAAATATTTTTTATATTTATTATATATAAAGTTATCTAAATAAATATAAAAATACTATAATGTATACTTATAAATAAATGGCTATTACTAATTTATTTCAATCATTATATAATTCAGGTTCTAAAAATTATGTTAATAGCGGTTATGTCTGTGATGGAGATTTATCTAACAATTCAGATATGACTGCTGAATATGCTGTTGACGAAGACGGAAATCCTGCATTGGTTATTAATGATGCTAATGGAAATCCTGTTGCTTCACAACCATTGGGCAATATTACTGTTGAGCCTGTATTTGAATATGAATCTAAAGTTAAGGTATTACAACCTAACAGCTGTTATTATATACAGGGCCCAGAATTCGGGCAATCTTATACAACCGAATATTTTAAAATCTGTAAAGAATTGACAGAAGTTCCAGGTTGGGAAAATTATGTAGATGTAGAATTTGATATAACTTATTCAAATGAATTTCAAAATGTTACTGAACATTTTAAATCAAATAGACAACCAGGAGATACGGAATCAATATTGACATTTATTCAGAATTGGTTTGATTGTATGAATATTCCTGTTAATGTAGATGAGGAAGATAAAGAAGATCCTAAGAATTTATCAAGATTTCCCGGAACCCATAATAATTGTGACGGTTGTATGACTAATACAGGAAATTTGAATATATCTAAAATATATTCATATATCCGTTTTATGGCTACTTCATTAGGATATAATTTTACAATCAGGAATCTTCGAGTATATCCTATTTTCGCATCAGAAGATTTTCCTGAATCTCCGTTCAGTCCTGAACAGATAACTATTCAAGATGTTATACAGGCTATAAAAAATGTAAAACCTTATAGAATAGATGCTAAAGAAAAAATGGATCCATATTTGGTTGACTGTTCGTTATATCTGTATGTACTTACTAATCTTGATGAAGGTCTTAAATATGTGGATGATTTTGAATATAAAACACCAGAAGAATATGCATATTCTGTCTATGCTGGATATGGACGAAATAATCCTTGGTGGAATATAGATGAAGATGAAACATTAGATGAATTATATTATCCTTATGATAATGATACAGAAGATGTTAATGGAATAGTCCATAGAGGTATATGGCCTATTTTTAAAGAGATATTTAATTTAACTGGATTAAGAACATCAAATCCTGATGAAACTGAGGTTGTACATAAATTATTTGAAAACCTTGATTTACGAGTGGATTCATTAAAATATCCTAATGGGGCATTTAGGGGAATTTCTATAATTCCTCAATATCCTTCTCAAGTAGACGCCAATCTCATTTCTTTGAAACTTAATATCATTAAAGACAAGATGAGCATATATACTCCTGTATTAGTAACACAGGCACACCATATTAATGAAATGGGCGATTTATATGATGATCCTACTACAGATATGGATGACTGGACTGAAATTAATGTCGAGTCTGAAAGAATATATTGGAAACGAGAAGATGTAACAGTTTTGGCAGGATCTAATATATCAAATGAAAAACTTAAGGGTGATATGCAAGGATGTCAATGTTCTACTATAGATATTGATTATAATACATCTACTAATGATGATTGGAACCCGGCTATTAATCCAGCTAAAGATTATGCGGTATTTAATGAAGGCTTAAATGATGATTGGGCAGCTGTTCAGGATCCTCATTGGAGAGATAACAGACTTACAGCATCATCTGGGAAAGTTATAGGCATGTATAAATATCTTACAGAGGTTTCTAAAAATAATGATTGGATTAATTTCGGACAAGTATTTACATTGATAACTAATGCGGATTCTGATACAGATAATACCAGGAATTTATGCAACAGTATTTTCTTGTATAATCCCAATCCATTCCCTGTAAAAACAAATATTTTAATATTTGATTAAAAAAATATATTATAATAATATGAAAAAAGATTTAAGGCATTTAGATGAATTTGCAAGACATCTTACAAGAAAGCAAGCCAGAAAATTATATGAATCAAAATTTTCTAAAAAGTATAATCCTAAATATATAAATGAAGAATATTATGGAGAAGATTTTGATATAGAATATAATGATTTTGAAGAAAGAGAAAATGATCCAGATAGAATTGTCCGAGATGCAGAAAAGGATGATCCAGCAATTGAAAAAATTAAAAAATATAATAAAGAGCAGGATATTGAAGCTTTAAATCAAGATATAGATATAAGTGATTATATATCAGATGATTTAGAAGAAGAGGATTATAGTGATTATATTTAAAAATAAAATTATAAAAAGATATGAGTATAAAAATTCGCAGGTATAAAAGATTGAATGAAGATGATCAGGCGCAGCCTCAAGCTCCCGCTCCAGATCAAAATCAACAAAATAATGGTCAGCAGCAACAACAGCAACAGCAGCCACAAGGAGATGGTCCAAATTATACTGAAATTAAAAATCAGATTATAAAGGCTAATGAAACTATCCTTCAAGTTATGTTAGAGGCCATTGATAAAAATGCTAAACCTATTCAAGGTGTAGGACAGGCAGATCAGAAAATTGAGGGTTCTGATGCTGTATCAAAAGCTTATCAGAATCTTACACAAAATAAGAATTATAATGCAGTGGGACAATTTTTAACAGCATTAAATAATTATGGAGCTTCTATTGTAAAACTTGAACAACAGGCACAAGGTCAGCCTAATCAAGAAGGAAATGATCAGAATCAACAGCAACAGCAGCAAAATCAGCAGCAAAATCAGCAGCAACCTCAGCAGCAAAATGGTGTAAGTGCATTTGGTCAAAATCAGTTTGGAGGATTAAGTAAAGCTCAACAATTTGATCAAAGTGCAGCAAATATTAGCAATAAATGGATGCCTCAACAATAATAATATAAAAGATAATGAGTAAATCAATATTTAAATATGATATAGAATCAGGACATTATATATTACTTAATGAAGATGATAATTCAATGAGTAGTAATGCTCAAGAACAGCCCCAAGCAGCTGATCAGCAATCTAATCAGCAAGTACAAAAATCTGCAGGAGATGATGAGAATGCTCAGGCTACATCTGCAAAGTCTATTGATTCTGATACTATTTTAATAAATTTAAATAAAATGCTGAATGATAAAAAGGTTATGTATGACAGGGAAATGCTTCAGTTAAATAACCAATTAACATTAGCAAAACAAGATATATCAAATAAGATGCATGCAGGAGATCAGACGGTTGCATCATATGAATTTGATCCTTTGCAGGTTCATGATTCTATATTAAGTCTACAGAATAAGATTTTTACCAAAGAACAAGAATTTAATAATTTTAATACAACTATTCAAAAACAAATATTAGCGAGAAAAAAAGCATTAGCCGCCAAGAAAAAATCTGCGAGCGAAGCAAAAAGAATAGGTGTTCCTAATAAAGTTATTAATTTAATAACTGAATCAAGTGTTTCTAAATGTAAGATTTATATCGATGCTCTTTGCGGCGAGGATATGCCTATATTCAATAAGCATTCTTTAAACAGATGTTTCAGAAATACTAATCTTGTTTACGGTAAAGACAAAAGAAAATATTTTGTTGTTATTGTAGATGAGGATGATGTAAATGAAATGTATCAGGCATTATTGGATTTTGGTTATGATTTTGAAGATATTCAATCTGTAATATTATCAGGTTTAATGAACAGAAGTCATATGATATAAAAATATTGTATTTCTAATTAATTAATAATCAATTAGTTAATCAAATTTTTAAGATTTTTGTTATTTATATAGTAATAAATAATAAAAATCTTAAATTTTATATTATTATATGAGTATCAATCGTGCTAAAATTTTGAAAGGTGTTGATAATATAATTAATGAAAGTATGGGATTTTCTAATGGAAAAACTAATACAACTGATATTTTTAATCTCAATAAAAATATATCATACCTTTTAGAATCATGTAAAAATAATAAGGACTTAGTTCAAGTGCTTGTTGAGTATAAAGGCAAATTAGCAGAAAAGAATCAAATTCTTTTGCTTGAAAGCTTTATACAGTCATTGAATGAATTTAAATCAAACTCAAAAGTAGAAAAGATAAGAAATAATCTTATTGATGCAATGAATGAGAACAGACAAACTCTACAAATTGCATATCTTTACGAGTCTCTTGAAGATAAAGGTGTTAAGAATCTTTTGAAAGAATCATATTCAAATTATCTTTTAGACCAGGATCTTTATAAACCACAGCTTAATATGGTTTTGGAATCTGTTTCTAATATCGGTAATCAGAATATTGATAAAATGTATTCTATTTTAAATAATGGTGCATCATTATCAGATAAAAATTATAAGTTATTCGAATCTTCTTATACTGAATTTGATAATGGTAAGACTATTGATGTTGAATCGCTGCGTAAAAATATCCATGCATTTGTAAATGAAGCTCTTGATAAAGCTGAAGAAGAAAAAGATGAAAAATCTGAAAATGAATGCGGTGGAAATAATAATGAATGCGGAGACAATAAAGAAGATTCAGATGATAAATCTGACAATAATGTTGATAAAGAAGACTGGAATGCTGTAAATGATTCGGATAAGTATACATTAAATGATATCGCAAATAAGAATGGTATTAATTTAATGGAATCTATTATTCGTCTTAAGAAGAAAACATCTAATCAGAAACTTCATAATATTCTTGATGAATATTATAATGCATTGACAAATAATGCATATGAAGAAAGATTATATGAGACATTCTACAGTAACCTTTCTAATTATTCATATCTTCTTCCTGTAGAAACAGAAATGTCTGCATTGAATAAGAGAATAAATGCAGTTAAACAGGATATAGATCTTACTAAGTTATTAGAGATGATGCAAGCTACTTCATCCTATTATATTGTTCCTCTTATTGAACATCAGGTAGTTGATTATATTAAGAATAAAACACCAAATAAGAAACAAGCGCTTATTTTTGGATTGCGCCCATATGCGCATGATCCATATGTTCGTCAGATTTTGGAATGTGTAATTTTGGATGACAGTAAAGAAGCTAATGTAATGGGAGAATCTGTATTATCAAAAGCAGATAGAAGAAAACTTATTCTTGAGAATGCGAGTGTTGTTACGATGTATTCGCCAATTCAATATATTAAGGAAAATGAATCTGTATTCAATCTCGGAGGTATATTCTATGAGAAGAAAGGTAACTTTATTTCAAGACTTGATAATACACAGATTTCTAAACTTGATGAAAGTTTCGTAGAATTATGTCAGCTTGTGAATGATCCAAGAGTACATATTCATGATAATAATACAATTACTATTGATAATGCATCTAAGATTTGTGTTATTTCTGAGGGATCTGTAAGTATTAATGGTAATATCGAGACTTCTAAGACTTTACGTAATCTTAATGAAATGTATAATAAGTATAATGACTATGATACAGAATTTTATGTTATGGCGACATGCTTATTTGAACATTTTAATGATATAGCTAAAGTTGATTTTGTGAAGAGAGTTGTTTTGAATGAGGACAATTCATATTCATTAGATTTATTTAATGTTAATTCTAACTTATTCATATCTACTCATAATGATGTTTCACACAGCCATATATTCTATCGCAATGTAAATCCAATTCAGTGCAAGAATATTATTAATGAGCATATGGGGCTTAATGTTTCAAGTCTGTTTGAAGATATGCTTCCTAATCAGAAGGCAATTCTTGAAGCTCTTGAGGAAACTAAAGAGACATATGAGCAGAAGATTGAGGAATTGCGTAATCTTAAAGATGATCTTCAGGCTAAGGCTGATGAATGCGATGATGAAAAAGACAAGAAAAAACTTGAAGACGCTATTAAAGATTGCGAGAAAGATATTGAAGACGCTGAAAAAGAATTTAAAGATTGGCAAGAAGAATCTGATAAGGCTGTTAACGGTGATAAGAAAGATGTTGATACTGGAGAAGATAAGTCTGATGAAGAGTCTGATGTTGAAGTAGAAAAAGGAGATGAGCCAAAAGAAGATGTATCAGATGAGGATATAAATGATTACAGCCAGTCATTGGCAGGTGATACTACTCCAGCTGATGATACACTGGAAGATATTTTCCCTGAAGAAGAATTAGGTTCTGAAGAGGGATCTGAAGAATTAAGTGATGAAGATATTGCAGATGTTCCTGATTATAATAAAGAAGATATGGGACCTCGTGATTTCGATACTGAAGATGGTCTACCAAATCTTGACGCGACAGATGAAGAATATCCAGAAGAAGATATGGATGATGAATTTGCTCCTACAGATGAAGAAGATGTTAACAATGATTTTTCAGATGAAGATTTTGTAAATCCTGATGAACTTCCTAATGAAGAAATTGAAGGCGCCGAAGATTTTGATGATTCAGATGAAGATTTTGAAAATAGATTTAACAGTCATGCAGATAAAATCTTAGATGATTTTGATGAAGGAGATGATGTTGAAACAGAAATTCCTGAAGCAGAAGTAAATGTAGATACAGATGAATCTAAGGTTACAGGAATTTATTTTGATGAAAATGTTAAAACTGGTACTATTCTTAAATCGGGCACAATTTCAATCACTGAGCCTATGGTAGGTCCTGATGGTAATAAGTATATAGAAACTAAGAATATTAAATTCTATATTGATGATAATAACAGGGCAATACTGAATAATGAGGATATTTCAGCGGAATTATATAATAAAGCTTTGGCGGCTATTGAAAATAACCCAAAATTTGAAGAAGTTATTGAAAAGGGTGAACCGTCAGAGAACCATGGAGAAATTGATTATTCCACAGAAAAAGAATATCCAGAGGATGATACAGATTTTGACATGTCAGATGAAATAGATATTCCTGAAGAGGATTTACCAGAAAATGATTATGTAGATATACCTACATATAAAGATGGCGATACTGATATAGAATTACCTGCTGATAATATTGAATTTGAAGAGATTGAGAATGCTAATGCGGAAGGTGATTTAATTCAGGAAAATAAAAAATCTGTATTAAGTATCACTTCAAGAATTAAAAACGGTAATAAAGTTTATTCCCTGACAGAAGGTAAAGTAAGAAAATCTTCTTCAAAGAAAACATTAAAATTTTAAGAATATATAAATCGATGAAAAGATTAGATATTTTAAATGATGTAGATTACATGTTTGAGACAGAACTTTCATCTAATGAAGTATTACAATCTATTTTTAATCTTATAAATGAATTTATAGATGAATATGGAATTCAAGATGAATGTGATGCAATGTGGATTGATTGTAATGAATCTACTTTCTGGACAAATGCCCCAAGTGATTATATATTGATTTCTTGGGCAGATGAATTATCTCCCGAAGAAAATTTTCCGAAATATTTAATTTTTGAAGACGGTAATAATATTTGTATATTAAATTTAGAAGAGACTTTCGGCACAGGAATAAAAGGATTAGAACAATGGAATGAATTACAAGATAATGAGGATATATTAAGTCCATTAGAACCATATATTCAAAAAATTAGTGTAAGAAATCCTGATGAATGTGCTAATGCTGTAGCTGAGTTATTTGGTAATGAATACGGTGAAAATATTCAATTGCAAGATATAGAAGATGAATATTCAGAAGAAGTAGACGAAAGCGTCAAGATTGATACTGTTGAATCTAAATTTGAAACAAATGATTTATCAAAATCAAAATTAGTAGGTGAACTTATGGATGATCCTGATGAAGATGAAGATGAAAAACAATTCAAAAGACGTCTTAAAAAATTAGGATATACAGGCCAACAGCAGGGAAATGAACAAGGTGGAGGTCCTGGAGGAATGTTTGGAGAAAGTCAGATATTCAAAGGTAAAGCTTTAAGAATATTTGAATATGAATATGCTAAAAAAGAACCACAACCTATGGATATAGTTGAATTCCAAGGAGATGAGGCACAAGTACAAGCTATTAATCCTGATGGAACAATGACATTATTATTACATGGAATGACAGTTGATGGTGTTACAAAACGTCAAGTAAAAGTTCTTTCATATGCAGATTTGTCTACTCCATTACAATTCGGTAAATTTGATAGATTTGGTAATCCTGATTTTACCACTAATCCATGGGATGATAAAGTTTCTAAATTCCATGATTTAAATAAAGTAAAAGTTGGATTAAAAGTAAAAGATAAATTATATAATGAGTCATATGCGGTATTCAATGACATTGTGTCGAAAAACAAATATGTCAGAATATTGAATGAAGATATGGAATCTGTGGAATTAATGCCATTAGAGGATGTAGAGATTGTTCATTCAGATATAGATGAATGGCCATATGCAGTTATAGTGATTGATCAGACAGATGAAGAACCTCAGAGAAAAATTAAAGTAAATCCTGTATCATATTGTAATGCGAAAACAGATGATGAGGATGTAGAGATTTTAATGAATCCAAGTTCTAATTCTAAACCCACAGCACTTAAGAAGAAATTTATCCGAATTTTAACATAACTTTTGTTTAATTGAACAGTTAACTATAATCGGTGGTGATATTTTTGATCCACCGATTATTTTTGGTATAAAACTTTTAAAGATAAAAATAATTTAATTATTAGATTTGATTTATAAATTTATAAGATAATGAAAGATTTATATGAAATTTTAGGAATCGAAAGAACTGCAGATGAGAAAGAAATAAAAAAAGCTTTTAAAAAGGCAGCATTTCGTACACATCCAGATAGACAGCAAGGAAAAAGCGAAGAGGAAAAAAAGAAAGCAGAAGAAGAATTTAAAGAAATTTCAAGAGCTTATAATATATTAAGTGATCCTGATAAAAAACTTAAATATGATCAATTAGGAATAATTGATGATGGTACTACTACTTCTGGTGGTCCTGCTGGTTTTGATCCATTTGAACAATTTGCAGAATTTTTCCGGAACAATGGATTTGAAAGAGGTAATCCATTCAGTGGAAGACAAAGAAATCCTGAATATGAATCAGGTACACATATACAAATGAGAGTAAATTTATCATTTGAGGATATTTATAATGGATGTACAAAAAAAGTAAAGTATTCAAGGAATATAAGATGTCATACTTGCCATGGTACTGGAGGTGAAGGAAAAGAGCAATGTAAGTATTGCCATGGTACAGGCATGTTTACACAAACCCAATATACAGCATTTGGATATAGTTCAACTTCAAGCCCATGTCCATATTGTAATGCTACTGGTTATATGGTAAAACATCCGTGTAAGAATTGTAATGGCACAGGATTTGAAAAAGAAGAAAAAATTATTACAGTTAAATTCCCTCCGGGTGTTATGAATAATAATGGAATATTATTTAACGGAGAAGGTAATGAAGCTCCGAATGAAAAGGGTAAAAACGGTAATTTTATTGCTGTTGCCCAATGGGATTTTAATGAAGAAAATTTTTATATTCAGGGATATGATGTTTATGAAAAAATAAAAGTTCCTTGGAATATATGTATTGCAGGAGGACAATATGAATTTACATTCCCAGATGGCGAGATTAAGTACATAACAATACATGAATGTACACAACCAGAATCCCATTTACGAATTAAAGGAAGAGGAATAGCTAATAAAGGTGATTATTATTTAATTATAGAATACTTGATTCCTAATAAGTTAAGTAAAAAAGAAAAAGATATTTTAAATAAATTATGATACAAGAATTAATAGATAAGTCTATTCAAGAAGGATATTTAATTCCAGAAGCATATGAATATATTAAAGCATTTGCAAAAGATATAGCAGATAAAGGAAAAGAATATTCAGATAATGAAAAAGAATATTGTTCATATGCAATAATTACTGATTTAGTTCGTTTTTGGACAAAATATAAGAATAAAACGGATAATGAAATTAATAATTTAATGCAGACTCTTGCAGTTAATTCTACATTAAGAGGATGGCAATGGTTTAATCAAGCAGCACTTAATGGAGATAAAGAAATGAGTGAAAAATAATTGTTTAATTTTTTAAATGACTAAAGATGAATTAAAAAAATTAGCGAAAACTAATGACGGCATAAAAATAAAGAAAGATGGAAAGATTTATGTATCCAATCCTATACTATTAAGGGAAATCATAAAATCTAAAGAACAAGATGAATTAACACCTGCTGCGGTGGAGATGTTTATGGTTCTTATAGAAAATCTTTCTATGGCATTGATATATGAAAGACCAGAAGACAGAGAAGATTGTTTGGCTCATGCAATGTTAGATTGTTTGAGTTATTGGAGAAATTTTAATCCGGAATTATCTTCAAATCCATTTGCATATTTTACTTCAGTCGCATCAAATGGAATTAGAAAAGGATGGAGATCATTAGGATACAAAGGAGAAGAATTTCCAAAATCACTATTTACAAGTTTAGATAATAGTATACATACATTTTAAAATTTTAAATTTATTATGCAAGAAGATAATATTTTTGATTTATTGGATAGTACATCATCCATAGATAATAATGAAAAGACTGTGCTTGAAAAATTAGAAGAAAAAGAAAAAGAAAATCCAAGTACAGATTCAACAGATACTCAAGAAGAAAATCCTTGGGCAGGAGTTCCGACAGTTTTTGATAAAACTACTGTAGAAACTGCAGTTGAAGAAAAGAAACAAAATGATGCTAAACGAATTAAGCAATGGCTTAATATGCTTTTAGAGAATGAGATGGCAGCATTTAAAGAACAACATGGATATGCTATGAGTGGATCTATTAAACGTAATACTAAACGTAAGATAGAAAAGTTATATAAGAAAGGAAAAATTAAACCGCAATTTGATTTTACCGCATTTAATTAATGGAAAGTCTATATAATTATTTTGAAGAAGTAAAAATATTAAGCCTTTTAAAAGATAAAGAAAAAAGGAATAATATCGAGGAACAATGTAACCGAGTTTTCGGTGAAATATATCCATACCATAATGCTGTTATATTCCCGCACAACCAAACAATTATGCAGGGTTTTAATGCTTTTAATACAGGTTCATTTAAAAAACCTAATGAAATAGGTTGTGCTATGGAGCATTATCGAATCATTAAAGAAGCTTTTGAAAAAGGTATAGAGACTATCTTTATAATGGAAGATGATATAGCTTTTATAAAAGATGATGATTATTTTAAGAACTGTATGGATAATATTCCTGATAATTGGGATATATTAATGATGTCTTCTTATATAGGTATTAGAACAAATGATTATATTGATTTGCTTGCGAGATCTGAAAGTGTAAATACATACTGGTTTATTCCGTTTTGGCCGGGATGGTGTACCGCATGTTATGCATTATCCCATAAAGGCATGCAATATTATTTAGCATGTCAAGACAAATATTTTCAAGTAGCCGATATGCCATTATATAATGCGTTAAAATATGATACTAATAAAAAGATAGTTAATACATATTTTACAAAGAAGCCGTTAGCAATTCAGAAAGATTTATTATATTCATCTGACATCAGAAATAAAGAAGAGATTCTTGAGAAGAAAAAATGGAATCTCTATGAACAAAATATAAAAGAATCTGATTATTATCTTGATGATAAATAACTAATAAATTTTATCAGTTATTTTAATTATGTGTTTATATGATGAAGAAAATGATAATTTCTTAAATGAGGCCATAGAATTTTCTGAAAATATTAGAGGACCTGAAGATGAAACAGAAGAATCTATGGAAGAAGACAATGAGAGTATTGAAAATTTAGATTTATTAACAATTCTATCAACAGAATTGGAAAAATTAGAATGTGACCGAAAAAAGCTTAAATTTAAATATAAAGGTTCCGAGAACAAATATGAAGCTATTCCGTTAAAATTAATAAGTTGGGGAAAGAAATGTATATTTAATGTCATTAAGCCAGTAGCTGAACAAGGACTTCAAGCTTTTTATGTAGGTAATATTTTATATGAATAATAAATTAAATCCAAAAAATGTACAATTAGGAAAATCTAAATTAGATGATAATATAGATTTTCCTAATTTTTCCATAAAATTAAAGAAGCCTGTAAACAAAGTCAAGGTAGTAGATTTAAAAAATAAAAAAGACACATCAATAATAGAATTGTTTTAATATGGATTTAAAAACAATAGTAACAGATTATAATAATACACAGTTTTCAAAAGAACAGCGAAGTGAATATAAGAAAATGAATATTCACGATATTTTAAATTTAATAAAGAAAGAATTTGATTCAAATGCACAGGCTAAAAGATGTCATGAGAAATATTATGATATAGAAGGTCATAAGTATTATCATATGACAGAATCTGAAATTATAAAATCCTGGAATGAAAAAGCTGCAAAAACAAGACAGCTTGGAAATAAGATAGATGAATATATACAGTTAATTTTAAACGGCGCTACGGAAAAAGAAATTAAGTTATACAGATTAGATAATGATATTAATAATGAACCTATATTAAAAGGAAAATGTGACGCGGTTGAGCAGTTATTGAATAATCTTAAAAAATTAAAATTAGAAAAAGAATTACAGGAAGAACCGTTATATTTTAAATATAAGGATTATATTTTTTCTGGAAGAGAAGATTGTATTTTTAAAGGAAAAGACAGATATGTATTAGTTGATTGGAAATCATCAAAAGTCAATACACAAAATAATTACGGAAGTAAAATGTTTGGTCCATTAAAAGATTTTGATGATTGCAATTATATAGAATATACTTTACAAATTTATTTTTATAAATATTTTCTTATTCATACATATAATATAACAGATCTTATAGATACATATATTATTGAATTCAGGATACGTGATGATCTTACAAATACAGGAGAATATTATGTATATAAACCTGCATTTGAATATAATGAAGAATTAATAGAGAAAGTAATAGAATATGCGGTAAACAAAAAAGAGATTTTGAATTAAATTAATATAAATTATTAAGATATGAATCCTATTCAAGAGTTATTTACAGAAAAATTAAGGCCTAAGACATTAGATCAAGCTCTTATTGTTCCAAGAATTAGAGAAGAATTGAACAAAGGTTTGGTAGATAATGTATTATTTTATGGACCTGCCGGATCAGGAAAAACTGTTTTATCAAGGATTCTTGCATATTCAAGACCACATCTTGAAATAAATGCATCTCTTGAAAGAGGTATAGATACAATTAGGGAAAAGGTATTAACTTTTGCGGCATCTGCATCTTTACTTACAGATAATAAAGATAATTTAAAAGTTATTTTATTAGAAGAGTGCGATGCAATGACACAGGATGCTTGGAATTCATTAAGGGCATTAATAGAAAAATACCATAATAATGTTCGGTTTGTGGCGAATTGTAATTATATTGAAAAGATACCAGAACCGATTCAATCAAGGTTTAATTGTATTTCTATTGCTCCTGTGAATAAAGAAGAAGAGGATTATCTTTTTAAAGCATATACAGACAGGGTTTCATTAATTCTTAAAAGTCTCAAGATTTCGGCGAATTTAGAAATAGTCAAGAAATTTGTGGCTAAAGATTTTCCTGACATGCGAAGTATCATTAAAAAAATTCAGCAGTTTGTCACAAGGGGAATTAAGGAATTAAATGAATCTGTCATTAAAACGACATTTAATGGATCGGAATTATTTGAATTGATTTTAAATGAGAGCGATCCCTGGAAAAATTATCAGTGTGTTATAGGAGAATGGGGAAATAAGGCAGATGAGGGAGTTATTGAAATCTGTAAAGATTTTCCAGAATACTTCAGAGAACATAATGGTAATTTATCTAAACTTCCATTGATTGTTATAGCATGTGCAGAAGCACAAGAACAATTATATAAAGTTGTTGACAAAACAATTGTATTATTAGCCTTAATTTATAAAATTCAATTAATTTTAAAAAACAATTAAAAACTTTTTATAATTTTTTCTATTAATATTTATGTAGTGAGTAAAGTAGGAAAAATGTGAGTGGAGAGGTGAGTTTGTGAAAATGTAGCCTCTCTTTTTATTTTATATGTTAATTAATATTAAAAAATTCCTTAAAATTTTTTTATTTCAAATATTTAATTTAATTTTGTAGAGTAAAAATAAAATTAATGTTTAATTCATAAAACAAACAAGATTATGGAAATTATTTTTGGATTTATTATCGGCTTTGTTATTACTTTTATAGTAGGCGGACTTATCTGTGTTGCAATTTTGGGTGTGTTTTGGCTAATTGTCAAGTTCTTAGAATGGCTTTTATTTGATCATTTCAATATTTAAAATAATTTGATACCCTTTTATGTAAATTAAATAACCAGATGTTTTAACAGCATCTGGTTATTTAATTTATTCTTCCAATATATAAGTTTTTGGTATTGAATAATCTTCATTAATAGTTTCTATAGGAAATTCTCGTTTTATTATAGAACTATCTTCAGTTCCTATAGTCGGTTTTCTGAGCATCAATATATTATATGTTGTATATATAGGAGTATTAAGATTAATAATTACCCTTGGATATATCTGATAACATAAGTTATAAGGTATATACTGATATACATTTTCTGAATTCTGTTTAAGAATATTATTTAAAGTAGTGGAAGTATCTAAGGTTATTCCGAATTTATTTTCTATATAATCTTCAAATGGAGATAACAATGCTTTTATCTTATTAGAAGTAGAAATATTTAATCCTAATGATACATCTGTAAGTCCACTAATAGCTTTTACGAATTCATATCCCTTTGAAGATATTGAAGGCTGTGCAAAATTATAGTTTAATATATAATTTTTTGTATATTTAGGATATTGCCAATATGCGGACCATAAAATACTTCTATAATATTCACCATCTTCAGGATGTGTATCAGTATACCATAAATCTTCATAAGAAATAGTATCATATGAATCTGTGGCTATATAAGATTTTTGTGTTGTCTGTAAATCTTCTAAAGCCATAATTTCATCTGTGACATATTTTTCTTTAAGATTGGGATCATTAATATCTACCATCATATATCCATTACCAGATTTTGTCAATACACCGCCGAATACATTATTCTCATTATACTTATAAGAAATTTCATATTCATAATTCCATGATTCAATAGCACTCAATTCATCATCACTCCTTTGTTGTATATATGAATTGGCTTCTACGAATAAACCTGTATTTGTGGCTATTTGATTATATGGTGTTATATCATATTCCCAATTATTATAATTAAAGAATGTTTGTCCTTGTTTACGTTTTGTTTTAAGTGCTAAAGCATTATATCTTAAAGCAAGGTATGATAATTCATCCTGTTCAATATTATCAGTAATATCGACATATATATTATTATATTTCAGATTAGAATTATATAATTTATAAAAATCTGAAGCTGTTGTATTCTTTAATTCTATAGGATTAATAGGATCTATAGAAATAGCTTTAACATTATCTTGAAGACCATTTTTTCGAGGAAGTAAAATACTTCCGACAATATTAGAATGTACTAAAGAATTCAGATAATTTTCAGAATTACCAAAATATTCATATATTCGTTTATCTGAAATTTTAGGATTGTATAATGTCGTTCTTGTAGTTACTTCTTCTTCAGGTCCTATATAATTAAATCCTTGCATAGCAACAAGAGGCTTATCGGTATTTGTTGATCCGATTAATGATATAGGATTAATTACAAATGGTTTATTACCTGTACTATTTGTATAATACAGATAATTTATAGAATTTTCTGATTTTGAAGGAATATTATCAATATAGAAATTATCTTTATCAAATGTATATGTCCATGTCGTGGCCGGAATTTCAACTAATATCTCTGCTCCTGTTTCAGGATCAATTTCTGTATACGTAGAACTGTCATTAAGTATAATTGTGACTTTAGAACTTTGAAGAGCTATATCATAATTAAGGTAAGTCAATAATGGATTATCTTCTTCAAAATAAATTCTGAGACAGTAAGTATTATTTTCTATATCTTGTAATGAAATGTTTTTAAATGTCACAGTATTATCAGAATAAATTCCTATATGCTGCTGTGAATATTTAAGAGCCGGGTTATTAGATATAAATCCGTCCAATGGTATATTATACCATTCACCGCAATCTCTGCTTTCAGGATCAATGAATATACCTCCATTCAAAGAATCTGGAAAACTGTTAGAAACTCCGGCAAATACCATATTAGCTGCTATACTTCGAGGAACAAGATTTGTTGAAATATCTTGGTATTTTAGAAGTGTATCAGATATAATATTATCATTAGAATATTCATTTAATGCTTGTGCAGTTATAGTTTCAGGATCAATATTTATATATCCGTCAAATTTAAATTTAAATTTATTATTTTTTAAATCATCAATATTATTATCTAAGAAGTGGATTGTAGAATAATTAGATACTATTCCACTGATTTGTGAAGATTGAATTACGTCAGCTTGATTAGAAAAACTATTAATTGTAAATGTTAAATCTAATAAGACAGATGTATCTTGTGGTAATAAATTATTTTTAATAAGATATCCCCATGTAGAATAATTAAAATTAGATATTTTAAAGTCTACAAAATATTGAAATTGATTACATAAAATTCCATTGTCAATATTATTGGTTTTTTCTAATTCATTATTTTTAATTCGAGGATAGAAAGATACTTCTGGTTTTACTCTAAAATCTTGTATACCATTTTGATATATAGTATAATAACATGTTTGTATTTCCCCAGTTGAAATATCTTCTATATCAATACCGATATAACAATAAAGACTTCCTACTTTACTTAATTTTTTAGGATTGGTAAACGCTTGTTTTTGCTCAAGAGATTTAAGCGGATCATCTGAATCCTGACCATAATTTAATAAATCTGTTATACTGTTAATAGTCGCATCTGAATAATCAGATATTAATGATCTATTTGTTGTTATGTCTAAATTAAGAGTAGTCTCATTTACATATATAGCGGTCGATGAACATATAAATTCCTTTTCTTCTGAATCATCAGTTGCTACATTATCAGAATAATGGACAGAAATAATATGCTGATCATCTACTTCAGTTGATACAAATTTATGTTTATCTGAATTTAATGTAACAATAATAGTCGATCGTTTACCAGCCTCCCAAGAAAGATTTTCGCTTAAATTAAATAAAACCAATGGACTATCATCTTCATTTATGATTGTTTCCTTTTCTTCAAATGCCGTAATACTTCCTGTAGTTGTGGAAAATGTTTCAGTTTTTGAATCATATCCAGTAAACTTAATATAGAAAGGTTTAGTGTAATAATAACTTTTTTCTGAACTGAATACTCGTATAAGTATATTCAGCATTAAAGGATATTCAGAATATATAAGATTATTTTTGGCGGTAGTTATTATTTCATTAGTAAAATCTATACTTATTTCATTATCTGGAGAATTCATGAAATAATGGTGGTATACATTAGAATTAAATACAAGAGAACTATTAGAATCTGTAATAGTATACCATGAAATAATATCGAAATTATATATATCGATATTATTTTTTATCATTTCAGATTTTAGAAATTTAAAAATATATGGCTTGGTATTAGGTATATAATTATCATTAAAATTAAATTGAACATATAAATCATTATCAAATATAATATCTTTCAGCAGAATATATTTTCCCAATTCCGGATATTTATATACACTGGAATCACCTGGTAGATATAATGTGGTTTCTTCATTTAGATATACATCAGTATCAATATACAATTTAGGAGTTTTAGATACTGGATCACCGGAAAATTTATATATTAAGTTATTATTTTGTAAAATTCCAGATAAACCTATATTTGTATAATTAGTAGATGATTCATAACAATGAACAAAATTCAATAAATACGGATCATTAAAATTACTTATGTTAAATATAGATTCACTATCTGTGCATTTAGCAAAATTATATGTATATGTATTAATTAAATTATTATTTCCGGTTACATAATTAGGTAATTCATATTTAGTGATATTTATATTATTAAATAATACAAATCTGTCATCTATAATATCAGCCTGAAATAAATTAAATGGTTTTATTTTTTGTACATTTGCAATAATAGTATTATAATCAGCTCCTTCTAATTCCTTTGTCAGGATAATCATATATTCTATTTCTTTACTGACATATCCTGTTCCTTCTTTCCATATATATAATATATCTCCTTCTTTAAATTCCTCTTTTAATGTTACAGGAATAGAAACAGAAACACCTTGTTGATTCCAATTTAAGGATGTATTAATAGTATCATTTACAAATAGTGGAATTTTAGGAGATTCAGTTATTTCACTTTTTTCACCATATATAGATTCAACTATTTGATTTTCAATATCTTTTACTGACCAAGGATCAAAAGGAGTATGATAATATACATAACCTATATTATCATTTAATTTTTTTTGTCCTATAGATGGATCATTTTGGAAATCTGCTGATCGCTCATCAAACCAATTAGATACATCTTCTGTCAATTCATTTCTATCAGGATATGGAGAACTATAAAAAGGAAATCTTTCGATAGATGTCTCTCCAGTGCTTATATCTTGAAGATGAAATATAGAACTGTCTATTTTATCCGGTGCCTGTTTAAATCGTAAATTCTGTATTAAATTAAATCCGCTGGAAGTATCCATATTGATATATTGCATATCTACAAGAATCATGCAATTATCAGAAGGAATAACTTTATTGGTATCATTTTCAATTACTGATGAATCATATTTATAAATTGTACTAAATGGGACTCCAGCAGATGTTTTTATTTTATGTATTTCCCTAAAAACTACATTATTTTCAGAATCTATAAATTTATTTAAATCATATTCCCACTCATTTGGATTACTGGGAGTAGCTGGAGTAAATCCGGTATAATATGCGGTGTCGGACTCATTCATTCGACGATTATAATCATTTGCATGCTCAATATCTGTATTATATTGTTCAGCATACAGATAAGGAGTAACAGTATAATCTATAGATTCAAAGAAATCATTGATATATCCAAAATATATACCTTTACCTTTTTTTCCTTGATTACCACATGAACCATCTACTCCTATTGCAGGTAATCCATGTAATTGTAATATTTGATAATTATTCATTCTGAATTATAATTTATAATTAATTGATTGATAATTGATTACCAGAACGTTCTACCGTCCCAAATTCAGTAATTACTGATGCTTGTTGTGCGACATCGACATCTACTGTCGGTACAATTCCCGAACGATCATATTTTTGTCCAGATGTTGTAGGAATATTATATACGGGATTATGTTTAGAATTAGTGTTATATTTACAAAGGATAAAAACTTCAATGCTGGTAATTATTGAAACAGCTAAAATGTCTTCCCTTGTATAATATGTTTTAGGAAGAACAGATATTACACATGGCCCATTAAATACACCGCCTCTCATATTTTCAGGAACATTTATAATTTTTTCAATAATAGTATTATTATCATTTACTATTAATTTTATTACAAATGTCTCATTATATAAATTTAAACTTGGAGAATTCTCCGTAAATTCAATAATCAGTTTATTAAGAGAAGGATCAAGCGTTTCATCAGATTCTGATGGATCTGCTGTAGAAATATCCCATCTTACAGAATTTGAAAAATATTTATATACTTCTGTTATAGAATTTGTATATACATTCAATTGTGAATATTGATCATATGATTGTTCTTCAGCTTCTCGAAGTTTTACTCTTAAATCTTTTACATCTAAAAATATTGGAGCAGAGCTTGAAATATGGAATCCAGAATCTAAAGAATTATAAGTAATATTTAAATTATTAATATTAAATGTATTCTGATCAACTGATGTAATATTTAAAAGAGGATCAATATAGTTATTGTTTATATTGCTTATTATATTAACTGTATATTTCTGTAATATCGAATCTTGCGCCAGTTTAAAATTGCTGTCTGAATAAGATCCAGATCCTGTATATAATTCTATGAGATTATTAGAAACAAAATCTATACCATTATATTTTTTGGTATATACTTTAATTCCGGAATTTGAATTTGCAGATTCCGTATCTCCGGTTGATCCAGTTGAATAAATTCCGAACGGCGCATTTTCTAATGATGTAAGTTTATTGAAATCCTGGAGATTGATTTTACCTACATTGGAAAAAACTAAATTGATATTATTATTATATTCTAATATATCGACTAACTCAATTCTAGATCTATTTAGTCTCCAAAATTCTCCTGAAGGAGTAATAAAAATGTCATTTTTTTGATATCCTCTGGAATTAATTTCTGTAGAATTATATATAAGCATTTCATTTTTAATAATCTTAGAGACTATTAAAGAGAAATTCTGATTTGTGAACGCGATATTAGAATAATATACTGAAGATCCATCTTTACCCGCGGGACCAGTTTTTCCGTCTATGCCATATGTGGCAATGCCGGGAGCGTAAAGATAATTTTCTTTTAATTCTGAATAAAAGGTTGATACTGTATTGCTCATATGCTCTTTATATTAACAGTTATATAATATTTTTTATTTTGTGTATATGGAACAGATACTGTTCCGAAAATAGTGTTATCAATATTCTTATATGTAATATCAATATTTTTTTCTACTGTATATTTACTGAAATTTTGAGGTCTCTCATAAGAGATAACATCATTAATATCAACGGGATTAGGAGAAATATATGAATAAATTTTAATATTATTCTTATCATCTATATTAAAATATTTTATAAGTGTATTTTTAATATAGTTATTATATGAATTCTCTTTATCGACACCTGTAAAGTCTGTCCAGTTTGTATATAATGAAACTCCCGAATTTTTCAGGTATAGATATAATCCTTCAGATATATTAAGAGTGATATTTAAACTCTTTGTAGTTTTAGGCTTATCAAATTTCACATTATTATCTTCTGCCAAAACTGGATTAGGAAGAGATTTATTGCTTTCACTGAATTTTGAAACGGTTAAATCTGTAGATATTGAATTTGAAGGCCAGGTTTCTATTCCTATTATAGGGTCATTTAATACTATTCCGCTGGATCCAAAGAAATTCTTTGTTTCAATACCAGGGATAAATCCATTTATAAATTTTAAAGAATTCTGGTTTATTATATTATAATAATTTCTATCCCACGATGAAGAAAGAATACTATGTCCAGCCGCCGATTGATAATTTATAGGCAATATAGATTTATTATATGTAGAAGAATATACTTTATGAATATATATATCATTAAGACGGTTCACTTTTTTGATATTAGTATTTCCGTGCAAGTAAGACCTTTTAGTGTTTTCTATAATTTCTATATTCTCATTATCATAAAATTCAAATATATCTATAAATTTCGGAATAAAATAATTATTATTATATTTTAATGGAATATCTTGGTCAATATATGAAATGTCAATATTCAAGATTTTATTTATAATAGATTGTGTATATTTTATATATGTCTTATTTTTTATAATATATAATATCATCGATTCCTGTGTAATCGCGTTAATAAACTCTTGATCCAATGAAGTCGTAGTCTCATGTTTATGTAAATCATAATTTATGAATAAGGATTTATTATAAGTATTTTCTCCGTATTTTAAATCAATAAGCCCATAAGTATATTCATCATCTATATAATTACTGAAGAAACTATTTTTCATTTTAAACCTTTTTTCTTCTTCATTATAATCATCTGCATCAAAAACTCTATAAAGCGCCGTAGTATTTTGTAAAGAATTATCTCCCATTATATTAAAAGATATTTGTGCAAAATCTTGAATGGCGACTTTATTAGATTCTGGAATATATCCAGTATAAGATCCTGTTATCTTATCAAATCCACCGAACACTGATCCTTTATCGATTATATATGTTCCCGTTTTCCAATTCCAAGAAACCCAATTTTCAAAATTATCATCTGAATATAGATTAGGTGTTTTAGGATGGTATTTACGTTGTTCCATTGTATAAAGCATGGGATTATAATTATGGATAATAAGTAAGAATATATTTTCATCCTCTGATATATAGATTTCTGATGGAGTATCATCATCCACATAATCTAAAATAATATATAAATTATAATTATCATACTTATACAATTTAATATTCTTATTATATATAGTATTGCTTAAACTTATTTTAAAGACAAATTGATTATATATAAATGTAAGAATATTAATATAATCATTATATATAATTTTACCGGCATAAATTAACCTTTCACTTGAATTATTTAAGAATGTATATAAAGGATTATCTATTAAATGTTTAAGTATAATATTTTGCCAAGAGCTATAATTATTTGTATTCTTTAATTTTGTTATAGTATTTAAAGAATTAAATAATCTATTATATATAATATTTGGTCGAGAATAATTAGTTATATTTTTAATATTAAGAAATTGATTGTTGATAGACTCCCATTTAAATATAACAGGAGATACAATTGGCCAATTTAAGTCATTGGCGGGATTCTTATCTTTATAATAATTATATATATTAAGACCTGGTATAATTTCTTTTAAGGATAAAGATTTATTTTCATCTATATTTCCTACCAATATTTTGGTATCATGTTCTACAGTTATATAATTAAATGCTATATATTCTTTCTTTCCTTTATAAACTATATTATATCCTATTTGATCTTCTGCGTCATATATTATAAAATATGAATGCTCTGGAATTTTAAAATCAGTAAAGCTTCCTTTTTCTAAAAAGTATAATTGATTGGTTTTTAAACTATTAGATAAGTAAAAATTATTTATATATAATTTTTGCTGTTGTGTAACATATATTGTATGACTGGTTATATCAATTTTATCTGAATCGGTATAACTATAATCAAAATCTTTTATAGGCAATATGCCCATAATAGATAATGATGATTTACGGGGTATATATAAATTAATATGTCCATTAATAGTTCTTAAAGGCACCGTGCTCTGAATAAGCCATTTATCAAGATTCCAAGGGGATTGAATATAAAGCAGTTCATCATTTGGGCTGTAGAGATATGAGCTATTCATTGTATTAAGGTTATCCTGAACATATACAACAGCATTTTTAACAATATTAAACTTATAGATATTTGTAAATCTGTCAGATAATGTTTTTGCTGTAATCATATGATCAAAATAATCATATGTTGTATCAGGAATAGATATTTCATATACATACTTGCTTATAGGCATAAAATTAATAATCGCTGATTTTCTCCATCCTAATAATTCAAAATCAAGAGGAGCATAACGGCAAGTATCCTGTGAATAACCTTCTGTGTCAAAAGATAATGGGTATGTATATGATACATATTTTAATTTATTAAAATAATCAAATGTCGTATCAATCTCTTTTTTATTATCATAAATGGTATTCAGGTTTTCTATATCGGTTTCAGATATTTCCATATTTTTAATATTTAAAACCAATTCAGAATCATGCTTATAATCAAGGATATCTTTTGTAATATGCTGGAAAACAGTATTCTTTTGATTTACTATAATAGAGAATGATTTAGCTGTACTCGCGCCCATATAAAACTTATAATTAAACTTTTCAATACATGCATTGATACGTTTAATCTGGTCATATATCTGTGCTGGCGCATTAGAATTTGCTAAATCCTGTGAATAGAAACATAATCTAAATATTTTAGGATAATGTTCTATTCTCGTAAATTTATAATTTAATGCCTGTTTTCCGGAATTTTGGTTTATAGGAAGATCTGAGAGAGGATCCTGAAGGTTTACAGGATCATATGAAGTATAGTTAAAATGAGCTTCATCTGGATCAAAATATAAAGATGTATCATTTGGATAGTCATTTATATCTTCATTCCATATAATATTTCCTGTTATAGGATCTACTGTAAATGGATCATCTCCAAAATATTGATGCTCATGATCTTCTTCTGAATTTTGTATGTCCCCCTTATATCTTACATAAACACTTTTATCGAATAATTTACTGTCTTTTTGATTATAAAGGATATATGGAGAAATATTATCTTTTGTATATAAAAGTCTTGAATCATTTGATGCAATTATTTCAAATATATATGTATTCTTATTTTTGGCATCTGTTGTGATAATACGAATATGTTCTCCATATTCCATAGGTTTTTTCATATTCAATGTAATAAATTCTCTGGCGTCATCTGTTCCGCGGAATGTCACACTGCTTGAAAGTATATTATTTCCCGGTTTATTTGCTGTATTTTTAAGCTGGAAGAGTTTTTTATCTTTTTCTGTTTTAATACGTTCAACTATATTTCCGGTCTCTGCGAAGAAAAGTTTTTCTGGATATTTCGTTATAATATTATCATATAGCTCATCTGAAATAACATTATAATTATTATCATATTTTGTCAATTCAATTTTACCCTTATTTTCAGTTTTTGTAATACATGCAAATTCAATAAGCTGATTAGCTTTAAGATATAAACCGAAATATCTATGCATAATAAAATCTTCTGAATTATAATCATTGAATAAAAATTCTAAATTCAATAAATTTGGAATGAGCATATTATTACGTTCATATCCTCCAATTATATATGCATTGAATTCTTCTTGTGTACCAGAATTTATAATCTTATTTCCATTATAACAAATCTCATTTTTATATGTAATTACACCTGTATCAAGAGATATGCCATACCAAGAGTTTTTACCCAAAGGTTTCTCATATTCATTTTCATTAGGTAATTTATTATATTTTGGGAATTGGAGAAACACATTTTTTGGAACAAAATAATTATTTTTATAATTATTTAAATATATGCCTATCGGAGTATGTTCTCGTAAATCAAAGACTTTTACAAGTGAGCATTCTCTAAGAATGCTTTTAAATTTTTCGGTATCAGTATAAAAATTATCTGTAATATTATATGAATCTTTGTTATAGAAGGAATCTATTTTAAATATACAGAAAAAATCTGGAAGTATATTATCTATCCATAATGGAGCGAGTATTCTAAAATTTTCAGGATAAAGAAAATCGGAATTAGTTTCTGCTCCGTATTCATATGTTGTTATATATTGATCTTTTAAATCTGTATATAATTTATGAGGATTTAAAAGATTTTCTGGAATTTTATATAAATCTCCTTTCGGGAGACTTTTGAATGCCTGTCTTACATCTCTTGGATAATTGCCGTCAGTAGAGATATGCACTTTTCTGTATTTGTTATCTGAAAGGTTTTTAGATACTTTGAATGTATCAAGATACAGATTATAATTATTATCTACTACAAGTTTTATATTTCCTGTAAGTTTAGGATTTGTACGGATTAATGCGTAAGAACTGTTATTATTATATAATGGTTTTATACTGTCTTTCCAGATTTCATAATGGTAATTATTTGGAGATATGTTTATATTAATAATAACTTTTATATTTTGAAGGATTTGTGTATAATCAGAATTTAAATAATAAGAATCACATAAAGATACCTGAAAGATTATTTTAAAATCTCTTGATGATTCTTTTTGTGTATTCATCCAAGTAAAATCAGGACAATATACAGTTATATATTGATTAATAGCTTCTAAATTTTTCCCTTTTCCTAAATCACCTTCGAATATAGTAGGCAATATTATAGTTTCATCATGAAGATTAGTAGTAAGAGGTTTTTTAAGTATCTTACCATTAATAATAATTCCTCCATAAACAAGTATATCTAAATCGTCCTTTGCTACAAATACACTTGATGATATATTAAGTTTAGCTGGTAAATCTGAACTAGCAGTTCCATGTGAATTAACTATATCTGTAAAAGAAAATGGAATTATAGGTCCAGATAATCCTAATTTATATGCGCGCTCCTGCGCGTCAGCAGATATATCTTCATATATCTTGTTTATATTAATAACAAGAGTATCATTGTCTTTGCTTAAAAATCCTGTATAATTATATTCAGATAGAAAACAATCATTAATACTTGGCGTATTATTTGCTCCTAAAAGAATATCCGGGGTATTGTCTACAGAATTTTTTTTAGTTCTTCCTCTTTTCTTTGTTGTCTTTTTTTCAGATGGAGTATTTGAATCTGATACCTTCATTTATTTTATAAATATAAAATTTTAATATTTACTTTATAGTTATTACATAACTAATTGATAACAAAAAATGTTAAAAAACTTTAGATAATTTCCGATATTCAAATATTTGATGTAATTTTGTAAAGTAATAAAAATATAAAATTATGAACACGGATTTATACAATCAAGCAAAAGAGGCATACTATAACGGTAATCCGATTATGTCTGATCAAGAATTTGATGAACTTGAGAAATCATTAGGTCTTGAAAATAAAGGTTATATAGGAACAGTTAATAATGTTTCTTATACAGTTTCTCATCCTGTACTTATGGGAAGTCTTTCGAAAATTCAGATTAAGGAAGACAAGGATACTAAAACTATACAGTTTGATAAGTATTTAAGTGACCTTAAAAAATATATGGATAAGACAAAAGATTGTCCTGTATATGAGGTTACTCCTAAATTTGATGGAGCGTCGATTGAACTTATATTTGATCGTTTTGGTATGCTATTATCGGCTTCTACCAGAGGAGATGGTAAGTATGGTAAAGATATAAGTGTATGGTATCAAACTGATTATATTAAAAATAAATCAGTTATTAAAGAATTATGTAAAAAGCTTTTATCTGAGAATGAAAAATTAGTTGTCAGAGGTGAATGTCTTATTAAGATAAAAACATTTTTAGAAAAATATCAGTATGATTTCGCGAATCCCAGAGCATGGGTAGCTGGATGTATTGGCCAGAAATGGGAAAATACTCCTGAACAACAATCTTATAGGGAGGATTTAAATTTTGTTTTTTATACATTTATTAAAATAAATGGAAGAAATACTGCATACGAATTATCTTTTCAAAATGTTACTGATGGGCCTTATACAGATTCAGTAGGTATAGGAGAGTATCCGAAAGACATCTATTATATTAATAAGTCGCAGTTTGATCCAGATAGTTTTAAACACTTATATCAAATGTTTGTAAACATTCGAGAAAATTCTGAATATGCCCTTGATGGATTTGTTATTAAACCTACTGTAAGTTATAGACTGAATGATTTTTCAAGAGAACGTCCGGAAGAATCAGTGGCCATTAAATTTGTTCCGGAAATTTTACAGTCTGTTATTACAGATATAATCTGGAAGCTCGGAAAGAATAAGGAATGGTATCCAACCGCAGTATTGGAGCCTGTATATATGGATGGAAAAAAGATTATGAAGGCATCATTGCATAATTATAATTATATAATGTCACATAATGCTCATATCGGCTCTGTGGTAAGAATTTCTTTGGCTGGTGATATAATTCCATTCGTATATGAAATAATCGGCACAGATGAGAAATATGAAACAACTGATAAGTATAGACTTCCTGAGAACAGTAAGGTTGTTACAGAAGAATCTGGAATTGAACATTTAATGATAAATCAAATGGATAAGACGGAAGAAATTAAAATGCAGTTTATACAATCTGCAGAAACACTGAACCTCAATAATATAGGTCCAAAAACTGCCGCAAAAATTTGGGATGCGTTATATAATGTGCATTATTGTTTATGGAATATATGTGAGTTATTTGATGATACTATTAAACAGCAATTAATTAAGGTTCTTGGAGAAAGTAAATCTACCGATAATATTATGGATACTTTAAATAAGGCTCCATATGTATTGACATTAGAGCAAGTTATTAATTCTTGCAATTTCCCTTCTTGCGGTAATAAGGCGTCAAAGAGAATTGCCGAGATGATTTATCTTCAAATGACTACAGACCATATTATTACAGCAGATGACTTTAAGGGATTAAACAGTGAGGCATGGTTATGGGTATTAAATGGACAGTCTGTTGAATGGGATGCATTAGAATATCTTTATGAATGTTTTGAAGGTAAAGGTAAAAACATTTTTACACGAGTTGATTTAAATAATCAGGATGATAGTCAGATTAAAATTATTATGACTGGCGGGCCAGAAGGCATGACTAAAAAAGAGTGGCTTGCCAAGCATCCTGAATATACAGAAACTACAAAATGGAATGAATGTAAAATTCTGTTTTGTAATGATTTAAATAGTACTTCATCAAAAATGAAAAAAGCTCAAAAATTAGGTATTGAAATTAAATTATATAATTAAACTATGAGTGAACGAACAAGAGATTTAGAAAAGCAGCGAAAGAAAGTTATGAATACGACAGATTTACAAATTAAAAATATGATTATTGCATTGGCGGAGACAATACCTGGTAAGTGCCATACAAAAGAGGATTATAAAAACAATATCTGCGAGTTAATTGACAGATTATTTCCTCCGACAATAAACAATAAATAATTTAACTAAAATTTATAAATTAAGTATGAGTAATAATAAAATTCTTGATTTTTGGGCACCTTGGTGCGGTCCATGTAAACAGATGAAACCATCTATTGAAAAACTTGCAGAAGAATATGCAGATGTTGTTACTATAGAGACTGTTAACATAGAAGAAGATACAGAAGATGTATCTATTAAATATAATGTAAGAAATATACCTACAGTTATTTTTATTAAAGACGGAAAAGAAGTAGAGAGAATTATAGGTACTAAAAGTTATGATAGTATTAAGGCATTAATCGAAAAAACTTTTAAGTAATGAAGAAGTTTAAAAATATTATAGTGTCAAGTTTTGGATATATTATTTTATTTTTCTGGAAACTTTTGCTTTGTATATTCTTTATTATATTAAGTGCTTTTTTATTTTTCTTCTGGATAATATCTTGGATGATTGGAAATCATCCGGGCCCATTAAGAAAAATATATAGGTTAGATGATTTAAAAAAGAAAAAAGAATTAATTTAATATTAAATTTTTATATATGTCAAAAGATTATAATCAAGTTAAGAGCGAACTTTTTGAAAGTTTAGAAAAAGTTTTTGCACCTGTATTTGAAGAAATTTTTGGTTTTTTCAATGCGGATGAAAACTGCGAATGTAAAAATGAATGCTGTGAAAAATGTGAATGTAAAGCTGAAAATAAGGCTGCATATACATGCACAGAAGAATGTGATAAGTCATGCTGCAGGGATCTTAATCAAGAACATAAAGAACCTGCTTGTGAATGTAAGCAGGATTCTACATGTGAATGTAAATGTGAAGCACAAAAGAGCTCTATTGCAGAGCAGCTTTATACAAAGCATTATAATACATGGAATATTCTGAACAAGGATAATACTACACCTGTTCCTGATAAAGACAGAACAGATACTCTTACTCCTGTAGTAGATAAGATTATTATTCTTTTTAAGAATATTTTGAATGGAACAGCTCAACCAGATCCGGGTAATGCAGGATTTGACAATCTTTATTATGAGCTTTCAGCAGAACATCATTTTGATTATTACATTACATTCGGCGGTTCATTCGATGGTAAAGATACTCCTTATGTAAAAGTTGGTATTGATTTACTTGATCTTCATGATGATGATTTTATTTTCTTCGGAAGAGATTGTGCCAATATCGATAATTATTTAGAGGATTTCGCGAATGAGCTTTCAGATCGTCTGGGATTTGCCAGTTATGATGTAGTAATGGATAATAATCAGATTATTCTGAAGATGTTTTATTGGGATGTATAATAACTTTACATTCATGGTATAAACAAAAAGGAATATAAGTTTTAAAATATAAATTTATATTCCTTTTATTTTAAAGATATGAGAGAGATTAAATTAAGCAACAGATATAAAGCCAGTAACAGATTAATTGAATTCAGGGAAAATGAGTTTTATTTGGAGTTCAGTAATCCTGAAGAGGCTAATTTCTGTAGGGTCGGATGGGATAATGAACATTCTTATAAAGACAAGGAATATATATTCATAGATCCGTCTGGAGGTCCATTTATCACAATAGGAAGTAAATTTGAAGAGGTTCCAGATATGAAAGTCATAAGGATTTACGAAGAATCGTTAAAAGAAGGGGAATTACCTAAGTTTATTATTAAATTTGGTTAAAATATTTTTTTATTTTAAATATTTGATATATCTTTGTAATGTTAATTGAAACTGACAGATAATTTATTTTATTAACTTTTTTAAAATTTTAAAAATGAAGAATGAAATTTGGAAAGACCTCAATGTAGATTTGTATTACAGAGGCATTAAGAATTGTTATCAAGTATCTAACATGGGACGTGTACGCAACAAAATCACTGGTCATATGATGACTACTCGTCGCGGACAATCTCCTAAGGCATCTGCTCGTGTAACTCTTGAAGGTGCAGTAGATCGTACACTTACATTTAATGTATCAACTCTCGTGTGGAAAACTTTCGCTACTAACTGTCGTGATATTGAGAATGTTAACATCTCTTTTAAGGACGGTAATCCTATGAACTGTAAGTTGAGTAATCTTTACATTGCTCCTACCCGTTTTAATCGCTAACAATATAAGATTTTTTGGATGGGTTTATTTTTAATAAACCCATCTTTTTACTTATATAAATATTGAAATAACAAAAATGGCTAGACGAAAAAAATTAATAATACCAGACGAGTATTGTGAATGGAATGAAAAAATAATTAAACAATGTTCTAATATTGATATTAAATATGTAGAAACTGTAATTACAGAACTAGAATCGAAATATAGGAATAATGAGTATGATTTTGTAATAGATTCTGTGAAGAACCTTTATAAGTATTTGACTAATGAAGAAAGTAAGAAAATAGTTAAGAGAGTTTTAATTAAGAATAGTTTATGGTTTTTACAAAGGATGAAGTATTGTAAAAGTTTATGTGATGATTATTATAGTTTAGACGAAGAAGAACAAAAGACCAGAGAAATAATATTTAAAAAATTATTATGTGATCATATTAAAATTTTAGTTGATAATGAAATCTAATTAGGAATTAAAATGAATCTGGTAGCAGAATGGTTTTATTTGAGAAAATAAAACCATTCTGTTTTTTTACCGTTTATTATATAAAATATAACGAGCAGTTAAAATGATAACTCAGAAGAAATTATTATTAGGAATAGACTGGACAAATATAATGTTCAGATCTTTATTTATGTCATCTACATTCGGAAATAATTCATATAAAGATATAGATGAATTACAATCATTTATATGTAAATTTGGCCAAGATTTGGCATATCTATTTAAGATTTTCTGTCCGGATAAGGTTTTAATAATGACAGATGGCAGAAATGCATGGAGAAAAGACTTATTACCAAAAGATGATGCCGGTGCCGGATATAAGGCAAACAGAGAAAAAGATGATAGATGGGATTGGGATAAGATTTATGAATATGCAGATAAATTAAAAGATATAATGAAATTAAAGGGGTTTGATTTCTGTGAAGTTTCTAGAGGGGAGGCAGATGATTTATTATGCATGTCTAAGGAATTAGTATTTGAAAAACATAATGACTGGAATCTTATTTTAGTATCATCTGATGCAGATATTCGTCAACTTGCTGATTTTAATAAGAATAATAAGCAATACTGTATTGTGTATAATCCTGTTTCATTAAAAGGCGGAATCAGGAGATTATTTGTAACCAAAGATTTTTTTGAATGGTGGAGCTCAGAAGAAAATGAAGTAAATGATATATTTTTTAGTAATATCAATAATGATAAAAATAGATTAAAAACTATCATAGCCAACGCATCCAATAAAGTCAAGCTTGAAATTATTAATCCTAATGATATTGTATTAAGTAAAATGTTCTGTGGAGATAATAGTGATAATATTCCAAGTTTTTATACATGGTATAATAATAAAGGTAAACTATCCAGAGTAACAGAATCTAAATTCAAGAAACTTCAGGAGGCATTATCTATAAATTCTGTAGAGGACTTATTAATAAAAGAGAATCTTATCAAGGATTCATTAGAGCCGATTATTAAAAAAGATATGAATGATATAGATATTCACAAAAAATTGGAAACTCAAAAACTTCTTGTAGAATTAAAATCGGACAATTTTCCTGATAATATAAAAGGATATAAGGCAGATATTGAATTGATGATATCAGATGATATTAAGATTATACCTAAGCATTTTAATATTCATGAACTGTTTAAAGATACGGAATTTGAAGAATTCTTACAAAGGAAAGATAATTCAGAACAGAAAGTATTTAAAGATTTAGATAAGTATATAACTAAAAATAATTTAACACAGTTATGGTAATTACAGGAAAGAATTTTCTTAAAGTAGGAACAACATATTTTGATTTAACTACATTATGTTCTTTTAAGTTTTATCCTGATTATAAAGGATATATTAAGATGCATATGTATTTTTTATCTCGTGAAACTCCTATTAAGGTAAATATAAAAAATAAAAATGAATTATGTGAATTTATTTATAGACTAGATGCTTATTTAGATGAAGAAATGAGAGGCTCTTTACAGTCACTTATTGAGCAAATAGACAAGATGAAACAAGATGATAATAAATTACATAGAAATAAAAAATAAAATAATATAATCACATTTTTATTTTTCAGATAAATAAATTAAATTAGTTAAAAAATAATATAATATGGCATCAAGAGAAAATAATGGTTGGAGTAAAGGTACTTTAGGTCTGCCACATTACAGATCTTCACGTATTTCAACTTCTATGGCAGAGCCAATATATCTTAATCTTTTTACTGTTCAGTTGACAGCGCCTGCAGCGCTTGCTGATCAATGGGATCAAGAATCTATGAATTTAATGCTCGAAGGAGTACAAGATATTCAAGGTTTGAATTCAGATACATTCCCAGGTGGAGCATTTACTCAAAAATATAAACATGCAGATCGTTCATTTATTAATGCTGTTCCTTCTCAAACTTATATGGATATTACAATCAATTTTGCATTGAATATGCGACCAGATTCTGATACTCCTGATAATTTTACATACAAGTTCTTAAGACAGTGGAATGATCTTGTTTATGACCCAATGACAGGTCGCACAGGTTTGAAAAAGAATTATGTAGCTCCTAATATGACTATTACAATGCAGGATCGTGAAGGTGTTCCTTTCTGGCAATGGATATTATATAATGTATTTCCTACCAAAGCTCTTGAAGGTCCAGCATTAAATTATACATCAAACGAACCAATGAAAGCGTCATTAGGTTTAAGATGTGATTATTGGGATGAGTGTATGCTTTAATAAAGATTAAGATTATAAAAAATAAGATAAGTTGCTTCTATTATAGGAGTAACTTATTTTTTTATAAATATAATATGAATAACAATATATTAAATAGAATATTGATTGAATGGAATGATTCTGATATAGAGGATTCTGGATTAATTAGAGTGTCTGATGTAGAACACTGGATAAAATATCACTTTGTCTATAAAATAGATGAGCCGGGGCAAATAAAAATATTTAATAATAATAGTGTATATGATGATTATATACAAGAATTTAAGGATAAAGTTTATATAAACGGCGAACATATTGAATTAGATTATAATGGATATACAGTAAATGAATATGAACCAGGTGAATATAGAGTATATATAGAAGGTTTTGATAAGGTTAAAGAAATTATTAGTTGTGCTTTTGAATTTTGCAGGAGCCTTTCTTTAGTGACCATCCCCAACTCAGTGACTTTGATTGACAAATGGGCCTTCAATAGTTGCACTGGCTTGACCTCGGTGACCATCCCCAACTCGGTGACGACGATTGGCTACGCAGCCTTC